AGAATGAGGTAGAGGAAGAGTTCGCAAACGCAAGAGAAACACTGCGAGCACAGAGAACCAATACCGCAAACCGCAGTAAGCTCATGTCTATGAAAGAGATCGAGAAAGAAGCAGAGCGAATCAACAAGCGAGGTTACTGCTTCTTTCGATAACCGCCCCGGAGTAGCTTAATCTGGTTAGCCCCTTAAGGATACCATGCCGTGTGGAGCGGAACGTGACGGATTATGCCTTAAGGACGATGTGGGTTCAAATCCCGCCTCCGGTGAATCGAGATCGCTGTCATGAATGGATGAAGCAGGCCGACAACTTAAGTCCTGTTTTCCGGCCGTGACAGAAGTGTTGTCAGGCATGACGACCACAGGGGGAGGGCACTCCCCCACCTATCGATATGTCCCTTAGCTTAGCGGCAAAAAGCGTCTGCAAAGCTGGCGAACACCAGGTCCATAAGAAGAAGGGTTTGATCAACCTAGAAGCTAATGGGATGGGTAGTAGCCCGAGCGATTGATCGTCGTTGCGAAAAAATGCGATGCAGGAGATGGCTGGTTCAAGCCCAGTCAGGGGCATCTTACGTCAGAATGAGGAGTCGGAGAACCCACCCAATTTAGGGATACGGGGCCGCATGTTACTGGAGATTCGCCAGGCATTTCTAGGGGCTGAAACAAAAGACCCTGCGTATAGTGAATGCCACACTTGCGCCCTCATCAGAGCAGGCCCGATACATTCCCGATGGTGATACGGAGTGTGTCGGCTACCCTGCAAAACCGAAGAACCCGCTCAGTCTGTGAGCATGGGTAGGTGAGGTGTGGGGTTTCATGCTGGACCCAGTGTGATTCCCCTGCTTTAATCGAAGCACTTAATCCACGCACTAATTCCTGACTGCTTGGATTAATTTACCCTGCATAATGCTAAGATAAATATGGGTTAAGCAGGTTAAAATTCGCGGGATTCGCAGGATTCGCAACGGTTCACAATATTCCTGGGGGGGAATCATGACAATTATAGATGCGGTACAGCAGTACCAAGCAATCATTTATGAGGTGGAGCTAGGAGATAACCTAGTACGCTTACAAGCACGTAAAGATTTGACCAAGCTAAGTACCTTCTTGACTAGGGAGCTAGGCTCACACGCACTCAGTAAGCTCATGAAGGAAGCGCAAGGCCAGGCGCAGACTCATAAACGATCTAGTTCTAGCTAGGATTATATCGTGGATGATCTAAAGAGGAAGGTTGAGGAATTAAAAAGATCGGTAAGAGGCAAGAAACTTAGCCCAACTGATCGGCTTCTACTTGACATCCTCTCCGAAATGACCGACATATTAATTAGTGGCTTTAGGGAGAAACTAAACAGTCACAAATCTAAGAGAAGGACTAGTACTACTAGCGACCAGGAGATAAAAAATGAAAAAGTGTTATCACTGCAAGACTTCCTTCGGGCACGAGGGGGATCCAATCGACGGGAATGAATTCTGTAATCATAAATGTTCTGCATCCTACATTGCGTGGGTAAAACAAGAGGAACATTTTAAGAATCTCCCACTTGGGATGAAGTCTGATGTTTATCGGATGAACACTGATGGCAGTAAGCCCTTACCAGACCACCAAGCACTCAAGAAATTATTGGAAAGTTTGCCAGAAGACACAAAGGAAAAAGCAATAAAAGTCTTTTACTCAATACGTGAATTATCAAATAACAATGAAGACTTTAAGGCCATGGTGGACAAGATTGTGGCAGATCATTACAGAATTTGGGAGGAAGAATACTAATGAGATTAAAGAACAGACGAAAGAAGAAGTTCAAGCAGAAGTGGATTGAAGTCCTCTGGTTAGTGATTACTGATGGAGGTCTTTGAATTTTACGGAAGCTTGGCAGGTTTAGGATTTCTCCTAGCCTCCCTCTTTAAAATTTTATGTGAGGAGATAATCAAATGGGTCACAAAAGAAAAGGACAAGTAGCTAAGGAGCTTCGAGCAATGAATGCTGCGGGACGACAGTGCGACCGAGCACGACTTAACCCAGAGCAACAGATTCAAGCGTTGGAGAAGCGTCCAGGGCTATCGCGAAAAGAAGTGCTTAAGCTTCGAGAGAGAATGAAGATTCTAGTAGGACCGCTACACGGA